TTTAATAACGCAGTATGATTTAATAGCATTGCACTATAAACACTATCCTGGCACCATTTATGAGCCTCTTTAAGTTTAAACATATCAAATTTATACTCACCGTCTTTCATAAAAAACATATCAGTTTCAAAGTGAGTACCACCTAAAGATTTGGCAAATGTGGATTTACCGGATCCTGGAATTCCACGAACAATATATAATATTTTTTCCATAATCAAAATATAGAAAATTTTTTTTTAATAAACAACTATTTATATGTATGAAAATTATCTTGACTGAGTTACAATATCAACACCTATTAAATGAAGGTTTTAATTTTGATCTTGAATATAAAAGATTATACCCAAAACTATTTAAACAAATTTGTTTAAGATATGCAAATGGTGATATAGAAAAGGCAAATGATTTTTGTCAATTAGGGTTTATTAAAGTTCACCAAAAAATGTCTATGTACGATGGTTCAGGTAGCCTTGAAGGTTGGATTCAACGTATTATAAAAAATACAATTATTGATGAATTAAGAAAAGAAAAAAGATCTCCAAAAAGAAAAGATGTTGATTTTGGTTATGAAGATTTAGGTCTTGAGGATATACCAAATGAAGAACCCATTTTTTCTATGTCAGATATTAAAGATGCGATGGAAAGTTTATCACCATCATATAAAAGAATTTTTAATATGTATTATTTTGAAAATATGTCTCACCAAGAAATTGCCGATGAATTAGGAATTAGTGATGGGACCTCAAAATCAAATTTATTTAAAGCAAAAGCAAATGTTAAATCTTATTTAGAAAAACTAAATAAAAAAAGGGAAGGTTAACCCCTCCCTTTAAAGGTCGACAACGAATTGTCCGACTCCACCACCTTGTTTTACTAAACAAGGAAAATTAACTAAAGTTTGTTGAATCTGATATTCTTAATCCATCCACATAACGTTCAGGTTTACTCCAGGAAGTTCTACGTTCAGGATATTCCAAATAGTATGACTCAATATCATAACCATCTTCCTTACCCCAAGAAAGAGCCATATCAATGAATTTTTCCTGACTCATTTCATTTCCGTATTCATCTATAATACGTCCTGATCTAATGAATTTAAATAGTGATTCTTTATCCTTAAAATACTTATCATCATTAAAATTCCAAAGGAACTTCCACCCCATACTACGTTTACCTAAATGAACTTTTACATTATCACTAAACTCATCCCAAGGTGACCAATTGTCAAATTTAGTAGGATCCCCAATCGTAAAATCTTTACTAACCGATTCCACAGTTAATTCCATTTGTCTAATTCTAGACATAAGACGATTTCGTCTTGTTTCCAATTCATTTACAGTTGGTATTCTGTAATAATTTGTTCCCATATCTATATTCTTTCAATCCAAAGGTAGTAGTTTGGAGGATTAACCACACCTATTGAAATATCTGTAAATCTACCCCCAATTATATATCCCATTTCTAAATTAACCTTATTCAGATTACCAGTCAAATACCCAAATATTGTGTAATTCAATGTTAAAGAATAAACAGTTCCAACTGAATTAAACCCATAGTTATATGGTCCCATTGAATTATACTTATACACACTCTTTGTGATAAATTTAATTGTATCAGGTGGGGTCATATCCAATGGTAATCCCATTTCACCAATACGGTATTGTTTGATCACCCAAGTTTGTCCAACCAATGAATACTCTGTAGTATCCTGTGGGTTTGGGTTAGTAGGAACCGGTGGTTGATACACTCCCGGTTCAATTACTTGTTTCTCACAAGAAAACAAACCCAAGGATAATACTAATAAAAAAAATATTCTCTTCATAATCTATTGTGTTACTAATGATTCAATCTTACTCTTAACTTGTTCTGACATTAAGATCTCACTCTCATTACTAATAATTACAGAGTTAACCAAAATTTTATATGGAATGTGAACTAAAAATGTATCACCATTGTAAAAACTTAAATTGTGTTTTAACTCAATTGATCCATGAATCATTTTTAGAAACAATTTGAATTGAATCTGATCCATAAACTTCTCATCAATTAACACACCCATGTTCTCGTTGATGACTTTTAATGTGTATCCTGTAATTGTTGGTTTTGACATATTCTATAATTTTAAACAAAGATAGTAAACTATTTTACAATAACAAATTTTTATTATAAAAAATTATCTTCATGTGTAAATCCTGATGAATCAATTTGTGGCCCATTATCAATTAAAACTTCAACTTTTATTTCACCATCAACAAATTTTGACACGGAACAAAACTCAATTTCAACATCCCCTTCAAGTTGTAACTTAAACTCATTATATTGTTCTTCATTTTCAAATGAACCTATCTGTGTTGCCGGTGAGTTGTAGGTCTTTATCCTATATGATCCATATGGATTTTTAAGTTCCGAAAATTCCATAATAAGATTTTCAAATTTATAATTATCAGTACCATCTTCGGTTACAAGTTTACCGTTCTCATCTCTTTTATAAAATGCCAATCTACGATAACCACAATTATTACAACCTATATATTCTTCTCCTGTTTTATAATAGAAGTCGCTAAACGCTTCTTGTTTACAGTTTGGACATTCGATATTATCAATTACACTTCCCATATTATTTTGTTATTATATATTTTTTACCTTGTTTTTCTAACTTACCAACATAGTCGTTTTTATAATCAATTCCTGACCAAAAACCACTACCATCACTCCAAAGACCACGTTTATTATTTTTATAAACTTCTTCACCGAATGTAATATATTCCGGTTGATCGTGTTCAAGTAAAGATGCTGATCTTGTCATTTCACGTTTTTCTTGTGGTGTGTAATTTCCAGACCAATCTTGTCTACACAAGAAAGTTGCTTCTCCAACTATAACCTCTTGTCCATCAAGAGTTGCCTTCTTATCTAATTTCTTCTTGTAAGTATAAATGTAAGTTCCCATTGTTTTAAAATTTAAATCCCCCCAATTAAGGGGGGATTATTTTTAGTTTTGAGTGAACGCTTTATCAGCCCAAGTTTTTGCTCCCATTCGGGTCCAAATATTCATGTCACACATATCAGGAAATGATTCTCTCATAGTCCCAACAGTTAATGTTTCCAAGAATCCTTTGTCTATTGAAAACCACTTACCACCTTTAGTAGTATAAACATTCATCCAATGACCAAACTCATTTTTCATTTGGATGTTAACTAATACATTTTTCTTATACCCACGAATAACACTAGAAGGTGTTCCTTTAGTATCGTGGATACTAATAAACCCTGCTCTACATTTTCCCGCGATACGGAATTCATATTCTTGATTCTCATCTTTAAGATGATTAGTAACTAGTACCTTATGTACCTTGTTTTTAACGATTGTACTAAAAGATCCGTAGAATACGTCACCAGCCATTGTTCCTTCATTAACTGTGATAATTGTGTTGGTTTTTGTAGTTGTCATAATTGTTTATGTTTTTAATTACACTACAAAGGTAATACTATTTTTTAAACTGCCAAACAAAAACAAAAAATCCCACAACTTTTTTTTTAAAAAAATTATGGGATTATGTTTTGATTAACCATTAAATAACTGAGAAGGGGGATTTTGGTTGTTTTTGTATGATATAAATATACCATTATTTACCAAAATTCAATTTTATTTTAAATTATTTACAATAATATTATAAAATTCATCATTTTTTTTATCCAATGGTAAATTATTAATACCAAAGTAACCACATTCAGTATGTTCTCCACCATCAACTGCGTTTTCTAAATCGGGATAAATCTCTTCATCCACCTCTAAAGAGTACACATACATAAATCCTTTTAAATAAGTCCCGTCTTTATTATAACGATCAATAAATCCAACTAAATCTAAATTACCATCAACTTTGATATTTGTTTCTTCATAAAACTCTCTACGAGCAGCATCTTCAGGACTTTCCCCATCTTCTATCCCACCACCAGGTATTGACCAAACGCCAGGTAAAGTATTATCATTACTTCTCTTACACAACAATACCTTATCATTACATTTAACTAATATACCGGAAAATCTTTTATTTTTCTTCATACCTCCTATATTTATAAATATGGAAATAATAATAAACAATAATCTTTTTAATGTCAAATCAGCAATAACTGATAAAGACATTCAAGAAGGGATGAAAGGTAAAAAATTTAATGACACATTTAATGGAATGTTATTTGTAATGAATGAAGGTTATCATTCATTTTGGATGAAAGATTGTTTGATTTCTTTAGACATCATTTACATATCAGACGGTAAAATTCAAAAAATTTACAGTGACTGTCCTCCATGTAGGGAACAAGACAATACGAAATGTTCCCACTATGAAGGTGTTGGTGATATGATCTTAGAGATCAATGGTGGTGATTGTATCAAATACGATATCACCGAGGGAGATTCAATTTTGATCAAAGAGTGATTTCTGATTCGCAAATAAACTAACTCTTTCTAAAGCAATTTCCATATAATTAGGTGATAATTCAATTCCTAACCATCTACGATTTAATATTTCTGCCGCCACTAAAGTTGTTCCAGATCCCGCAAACGGATCTAATACTACATCGTTTTTGTAGGACAATATTTTGATTGCTTTCGTTGGGATGTCCATTGAGAAGGTCGCCTTGGTGAGTGATTTTGTATCTGCAAAATAATTCCACTGACCAAAAACAAGCTCCATAAACTCTTTCTTATCTTCCTCTTCATAAACTACTTTTTTCTTTAATGTTCCATCTTCCTGTTCAATATCAGTTGGAACTCCGGTCCATTGTGGTTGACCTTTAACTTTTTTGATGTGTTGTTTCTTATACGCTAAGATAACACATTCTTTTGGGTTATAGATATATGGTGAACTAGGACTCATCCAAGATCCCCAAGCCGTTGTCTTGCTTCTATGTGGTGATTGTTCTTCAAGGTCAACGATTCCAAAGAACCCATAACCAATCTCTTTCATAATTTGCCACATCTCAGATACAAAAAAGATACGACCTCCTTTTTTTTGACGATTAATCTCATATGGAATATTCAAAGCGATTCTTCCATCATCTTTTAATAATCTATACGCTTCTGTTAACCAATTTTTTGCAAACTCAACATATTCATCAAATTCAACATCATCTTCGTGAACATCATACGCAATGCCAACCCCATAAGGTGGAGACGTTACAATCAGATCTACCGTTCCTTCAGGTAGTGTTTTCATTACCTCAACACAATCCCCATTTATTATTTTTCCTGTTTCTATCATTTCTTTTTTTTGTTTTTTATAATAATAATAAATAAATAATTAAAAGTCCAGTGGTAACAACAAAAATACTTATAATACCCATTCCAAATACTTTATAGTTACGTTTTACCTGTTCCTCCGATCTTCCTTGCCATTCATTCCTATCCCATTTCATTTCCGTAAATTTTTTTTAGATAGTTTATTAAATTTAAAAATTCAGGTATTTGTCCATGTTTATTTTTATAGTAGTTATCCATTTTATTGGTATTTAAACCATATTTCTTATCATGACCTAATCTATCCTCAACGTGTTTTATTTTAACATCTTTATTTAAAATAATACCTATTTCTTTAATAATATCTAAATTAGTTAATCTAAAACGTGTTCCAATGTTAAAAATTTGATTTATAACCTCATCATCAAACATTAGGTCACATATTACTTTTACATTATCATACACATACATCCATTCCCTTACCTGTTTTCCATCACCATAAACAGGTATTGAGTTACCCTCATTAATTGATCTTGTAATTGTTGGGAGGAATTTCTCTTCAAATTGATGTTCCCCAAAATTATTACAAGTTCTTGTGATTAAGTATGGTAACCCATATGTCCTATTTGCGGAAATAACTAACATATCAGAAGCTGCCTTAGTTGATGAGTAATAGGAACTTGGTTTAATCTTATTCTCCTCTGTTGCAGTATGGTTTATTGCAAAATGATCATCCATGTCCCCATAAACTTCATCAGTTGAGATGTGAATAAATTTCTTAAGATTTTTATTCTTTCTTGAAATCTCCAACAAATTGAATGTTCCTTCCACATTAGTTCTAACAAATGGTAACCCATTTTTAATTGAATTATCTACATGAGATTCCGCAGCAAAATGAACAATATAATCAAATTCACCAAGTTGATCTGCCGTCACCTCACAAATATCTTTTTGTAGAAACGAAACATTATGTTTGATATTTTCTCTTTTACCAGCATAAGTCAGTTTATCAATACAAAGAACATCACATTCAAAGTTATCTAATAAGTGATTTATAAATGCGGAACCTATAAAACCCGCCCCTCCCGTTACTACTATTTTCATAATGTTCCTGAAATTAATTGTGCAATTTTGTATCCCGTATAAGCACCGATTGCTGCCGATCCAGGAAGTACAATAAACTTACCTAACATGGTTTCGTATTTTTTTCTATTCACAATATATGATATTAAAATGTAGTATAAAATATAGTTAATTAAAACCATGAAATCCATTTCTTTAGAAACAAAAACCACTACGGAGTTCCCTAATAATCCCCAAGTAAAATTAATTAAAGTTTCTCTTATAAGTTCCCCCGGACTTGTTATCGCATCTAAAACAACAATCTCTTTTTCTAATACTTTTTTAGTTTTTTTATCCATTTTGATTTTCTAACATTTTAATATGGTGTTGTAAGTACCATAATGCCTTTTTTAAATCTTGTAATTCTTTATCCGAATCTTTCTTTCCGGCTCTTGAAATGTATTTTACTGTATTACCTAAACTAAATCCTAATCCCCAAGCATCTATTACCTTGATGGCTTCGTAAGGATTGTTTACTCCACCATAATGTAGTGGATGGTTAACTTGTTCTACTTTTAGTGGAGGACACTGACAAGGTCCTGTACCCCCACATAAACACACTTTTAAATTATCCATTATTATTCCTCCTCTCTATATTCTTTTAATAATTCTTCATTTGATATGGCATTGTACTTACCACTTAAACCATCCATATCAACAAATCTAGTCATTATATCTTTCATTTCATAGATTTGTTTAGTGGTGTCTAATGATTTAACAATCTCACGAATAATTTTGTATGGATCCGCGTTTGATCCAGGTCTACGATCTTCAACATAACCTTTCCATTCTTTTGCGGTATCTTGTGGAACTCTAATTGACGCTCCTCGATCAGACACACCCCAACTGAACTTATCAATTGATTGAGTTTCATACTCACCAGTTAAACGAAGGTTGTTGTTGGACCCATACGCTTTAATATGATCTTGGTGTCTTGATTCAAATGCATTAAACAAAGCCATAAAATATTTCTCATTCCCCTCGTTTCTCATCATATCTGTTGAAAAATTTGTGTGGAGTCCTGATCCATTCCATTCTCCGTGAGTTAATGGTTTTGGATGTAGTTCAATATGATATCCGTATTTTTCCCCCATCTTAAATAAGAAGTAACGAGTCATCCAGAGATCATCTCCTCCTTTATGTTTTCCTTTTGAAAATACTTGATATTCCCACTGGCCTAAAGCAACTTCAGCATTTATACCGGTAATATCAATTCCGTAGTTTAAACACATTTCTAAATGTTCTTCAACAAAATCACGACCAACAACATTATGACCCACACCACAATAATATTCACCCTGACCTTTAAGAATGTTTCTTTTATGTCCTAAAATGTTTCCGTTAATTTCTTCACGAATAAAGTATTCTTGTTCAAAACCAAACCAAAGATCTTCAAAGTTATCTCCAATCTGAGATCTTTTATTTGATTCGTGTGGTGTACCATCAGGATTTAATACTTCACATAACACATACACAGTATCATTTATGAATGGGAATCCATGGGTTGTATATTGTCTAACAGGTTTTAAAAGACGATCCGAATTACCTGTTTCCGCTTGAGAAGTGGATGATCCATCAAAATTCCATACCGGAATATCTTTTAATTCCATAGGAACTTCACTTTCAACAATTTTAACTTTACTTCTAAGGTTTGGTTCTGGTTTGTATCCATCAAGCCAAACATACTCTAACTTAATTTTCATTTGTTTTCATTTATGTATTTTATTATTTCTTCTTTTGATTTTCCCTCATTATGCATTCTATAAACATCTCTTGAGAAATCATCTCTCAAAAATGCCGCATCAACACTTAGATATCTTTCAATATCATAAATGTGTCTTATAATAAGTTCTTTTGTGAAAATTCTTTTATTGAATCCCATTTAAATTAGATTTAAGGGTTTCGGATTTTTTTTCTTTTACATTTTTAATATATGCCTTTCTGATTTCTCTACCTAACTCCATATCATTTGGTAGATCCTTAATTAATTTTTCAATTAATTTGTCAAAATT